TATTACATACCTTTGTAGGAAGAATGGTTTGCCTAATTTCTGGGCGACCTGTTTTGAAATTAGTAGTATGCCAATCTCGATACAACAATACCGTTTCATAAGTATGTTTATGATCGGCACGAGGTTGACCTTTCTTTTTTGATTTCTTTTTATATGCAGGAATTTCATCATCGATTAAATTTATTTTATCATTCATATCGATACCTCTTAAAACTCTATTTTTATATCACTAAATATCCAAGCCAACAACGACAAACAGTACCTTCTTTGATAATATAGCCACAGGGTTCTACATTACACACATAAGCAAGTTGGCAAGTAAGCCATTCATCTGGAATAACTGGTTTACGCAGAGTTTGGGTTGCGGGGTCGATAATGTATAAGTCGTTATTATGAATAATTTCTCCCGCTGTGCGAGAAACTATTGTCCCATGTTGAAATCTATTTAACATAATATACCTCTTAAAATTTTATTTTTATGTGCTAAATAACACCGTCTTTGGCAGCACAAACTATTCTATATGTAAAGTCAATGTGGTCTTTATCCACAAAAATAGTAGGAAATCTATTGCCTTTCATAACTTCAACGGCTTCATCTATGCCGCCATATGGCTTAAGTTTACTCAATGCGTGTGCATACTCACAAGCATTATCGCATTCTTCTGTATACTGTTTACCATATCTATTTAAACATTCAAAGCATGGATTATACATCTTCTACCTCACTTTCAAGCCACATCTTTACAATCTCCTTGCAGTCAGGCACATCATCGTGATCGGGGAAGTAACGACACCTATTTTCAAGTTCGCACCATGCAAATTCGCATTCTCTCTGACCAAAATCATCCTCCACGGTTGCCTTAACAGATTCACACCGTTGACAATATGTAGAATCAAACCACTTACTCCAAGGAGAATTGTCCCACATACCGTTTGCGTCGAGCCAATCGGCAAGCTGGTCTATATCTAACGACTTCCAATTTTCAAAATTAGTTTTCATAATTACCTTAACCTATAATCACATACTTCTGTTTACGCATACTTTCAGGTGCTCGTTCAGGAAGAAACGGATACACCTCTTCTTCTATATATTGTATATCTTCATATTCATAACTCAAAACTTCCATATCTTCAGGAAACTGCTCCAACTTCTCTTTGAGTTCTTTAACGGTCATTGTCCTTTCTCCTTTTCTGCAAGTGCTTTCTTGGCTTCCTCTTTTGTGTGGAATATGAATTTGCCGAAGTCTTCAAATTTACCACAGATGTTTTTGAAATAAGGCTCATCGTCAAATCCTTCGTGGCATATAAACAGATAATTACCTGTATTACGAATATCAATGGAACCAACATATCCTCGATGTATTGCTGTAGTGTTTGTTTCAGTATTGAGAGATACTGCATATACTATATCGCCCACTTTACAAGGAGGCACTATAACACCGTTGGCGAGAAGGTAGTCGGCAAGTTTTCGTCCAACTCTTCAGAATACCAATGACTGACATCTACGCCATGAATGAAATCATCTATCAACTCAATAAGCCTATCTCTCATTTCCCGTCCTCCGCGTATTTCTGAAAAACTTTACAAATAGCCATGCCAATATACCCTGCGTACATTTCACCAGCACGGCATAACGACTCACGAAAATCCAAAACGCTTATATTATTTATTACTGCTTTATCTGCTTCTGCAATACCGCTTTCCATAGCTCGCATAGTCTCCTCAAAAATCTCCCTCGCAACCTCTGCCCTCGGTGCGACATCGGCAATCGGAGCTTCGACCATAAGTTTTCTCGCGCCTCCTGCGGGACCGACGTGTACTCTGTCGTATTCGGCTATGAGCTTATCAATATCTGTATATCGTGCCATATCATTCACCACCTTTCATCTTCGCACCACAATTACAATAAGGTTCTTTAACATGTTCATTTCTTCCACAAATACTACACCTATAAGCTATGTATTGATGAATAACAAGACGACCTTCTTCGTCGAATGTCGCAGGAATCATTGACTCGAATGGTTCTTCAAGCCACTCTCCCTCTATCTGTTTGCGATAGCCTGCATCGTAGAGTTGTTCCGCAACGCAATGTTTGCAATCAATCTTAGTATGACACTCATCAATTGAAGTATCTCTACAAAATTTCAATACTCTCGCCATTTCCTCAATCTGCTTCTCTTTGCTCATTTTCTTTTCTTTCTCCGTAACTACAAAACGCATTTGGCCCCGTTGGAACATCATAGTCTACGGTCCATTTCATACAAGTTGTGTAATCTCCCCAATCTCTATAATGCTTGCAATCCTTGCATCTCACAACTTCTACAACATTTGCAGCATCTTTGTATGCTGTGCAATCTGCTACAATAGCCCCTTTATGAGTTGCAAGAAACTGACAATTTTCCTTATATAAACACTTTTCACACTTATCCATTGTTTTCCTCCAACAATTCTCTTGCGACCTTTTCTACATCAAAAACATCAATATATCCAACATAAGGATATTTATTAAGTGCCTTATCGCTCAACATATCTCTCATCTTCCGAACAGCGTCGGCTTTAATTGTCTTGATTTCTTTCCGCAACTTCCCATTATCTTCTACCCAAGCTTCGTTGTACTGCTGTGCCTCTTTGATGAGATCCTGCAATCTTTCAATCTCCGTATTCTGACAATGATACTCACAGTAGTCTCTTGTCTTTTTATAACAATTGCCGTCTTGACACCAATGGCAATTTTTAAAATTACACCTAGGCAAGTCTATTCTCATATTTCGTCCTCTTCTTCTAAATTTTCTATTGGTTCTATTTCGTGTTTAAGTATATACTCAAACTCCACCTTGGTGTCATCACAAGGTGCTGATTTATTATCAAGAGTTAAATTATCTTCCCAATTCCAATATCGGATCTCCAACTGCCTCATAGTACAAAATGTCTTGAGCAAATCTGCATTCCTTTTGGTGTTATCAAGCGGCAAACTCTTGTCTAACATAAAAGTGATTCGCTTTGGATTCAATGAAATGAGCAGCTTTGCCTGGGTTGGGCTCAATGAGTTACTACCAAGAGCAACCACATTGTTATAACCCCAAGAGTCTAATATAAGCACCGATTTCTCACTCTCTACCACAAGGATCTCATTCTCATATAGCGAACTGTAATTTTCTGAGTACCCGAAAAGAGTTTGAGACATTGGACCATTCTCAAGGTATAGATACTTAGGCTCAAACTCTTCTGGTATCCCATTAAGTCTGCCCTTTATCGCCATGATTTCTCCCGTAGAAGTTCTGATAGGCAGTGTAATTCTTTGGCTCAGAACATCGTAACCTATGCCCCATTTTCGTTGAGTACTTAGCGAAATTCCATCCTTAAGCCAAAGAGTATTTGGCGTATTGCCGTATTGCTCAAGTATCTCTTCTGGGTAAGTAGTTACGGCTATTTCGCCATTAGAACGATTTAGACCGTCATATATCCCCCCAAAGAGCCCCAACTTGCGTTTGTAGTTATATATGGAATCAAGATGTAATTCCTGTTTGATAACATTCATTACATCTTTAAAGGAAATGTTCTTGCTTTTGACAAGGTAGTTGATTAGGTCTAACGAGAGGTTTCGCTCATAGTCTTTCACGAATAAATTCTCATTGTCTTGTAATCTAATCACCACCGCAGTCGGATTCATTCCGTCCTCAAAAGCACACCTGATTTCTCGGTGACCTCTGCGTATTTTAGAAAAACCAAAGGTGTCGAGGATATGCTCTATGGACTCTGGTTGCTCTAATAAACGTTCTTTTACTTCTTTGAACACATCTCTGACACCTCCAATCATTTCGTATTGTTAATTAATTATCTTAATGAAGCTTTAAAGTTACTATATGTTCCAAACTTTTCTTTCCATCCAGCAACGATCTCCGTGGGATTCAGATTGAACTCCTTGCAAACATATGTGATATACTCATTCTCATATAGTTTCTTCCTACGTTTATTAAACTTCTTAACCTCGGCAAAAACTTCGTCTCTTGAAACACCATACTCCTTAAGGAGATATGTGCTCAAATCGCATTCTGAGTACTCAATAAACTGGCAGATGGGACACATACACTCAGGTACATCATAATTATAACCACTAGAACAAAAGTCATCAAACAATGTATCCTCATCCATAACTATTAGCTCCTCTTCAGAAAAATCTCTATAGCTATGAGTGGTGCCATCCCATTTTTCCTTGTTCCATTCATTTTCCATAATCATCTTAAGCATTTCTTGTTTAGTGGGTCTTTCAAGTGCCTCATCACAACAGAAAATATGTCCATTGACGCACTCCATCATTTCGCAGTCACTCAAAGACAAGTCATAACCGCTTTCATTACGTCCACAAATTTCGCAGATATAACTCGAACTACTACTATTAGTCACAAAATCTTTTCTAAACTTCATAATCGTCACCCATTAAAACCTGCACCATACTGAACATCAATATCTGCAAATCCGTTTTCCTCTTCAATATTATCAATTATTTCTGTGTTAAAATCCTCATAAGACACATCGTAATCTACCTCGCCATCTTCGTCCGCATAAAGATCGTCATAATCTCTTACGACAACAAATCTAGAATCCGAATGTTCCATAATATATTCCTTGCTTGGCGTAGCATTTATTCCTGCCCAATCATATTCAAGCCACTCAGACCATCTACTATGACGAATTTCATCCAGCACCTCTTCAGATGTGTAAATTTCAATTTGCTTACCATACTTGTCAAGTATGGTCTTTGCCTTTTCTTCATCTGCAATTCTTGCAAAGCAAACAATATAACTGCTAGAACTGCTATTTGTAACAAAATCTGTTCTAATTTTCATATTAAATTCTCCTTAATGATGTGATATTCTTTGAATTGTGCACGCCACATTAGGCATGATATCATGCTCCAAATCAGAGTTGCAACAATCATCATATTCAACTTCTACAAATACGGTTTTATCTTCCATATCTTTAAGAATATTATTAACAATATTATCGAGATGTTTTTTAACTTCTTCTGCCCCTTCTTTTGTCTTTACATAATCTACTGAAGCCGAATAAGAACATCTAGTGCGTCTACGATATGCTTCTTCTACATCCCACTTTACTGTCCATTTGAGCCCATCTCTTACTCTATTAATCGCTTCGTCTTTATCGAATTTTTCTGCCTCGTCAATATCTCTTATTACTATGCCAACTTTATCGATCGCCCAATTTGGAAACCCAGATACTAGTTCGCTATATATTGTATCTTTGCCCTTAAATCCAAGAATAAAGCTTGAGCTACTACTATTAGTTACATAATCTGTTCTAATCTTCATACAACAAGTCCCTCCAATCTACTTCGTCATCATTTTTATCTGGCAAATCAAAGCTCCAATCGCTCCAATCAACCTTATTCATATCGACATCAATTTTTTCTAAAAACTCGTACATATCAAAATTGTCCATAGTAGTAGAACCTGTAATATAACCATCGCTTTCTCTGATACCCCAAGATTCTTCCGAATAATCAATCCCTAATTTTTCTCCCAATTCTGAGTGGCGTCGGATTGCCTCAATCTGGTCGTTATCAAGGTGCTTTTTAGCAATCAAAAAACTACTGCTTGATGAATTAGTTACAAAGTCGTGTCTAATTTTCATATTTTCACCTCATCAATCACAATAACCATATTCCCAAGGAATATTATATTTACCTAAAATATCTTCAATAATATCCCAATCATATCTACCACAATCATCGTTGTCAATAATAAAATGATTATCATACTTTGTATCATCATCCCATCCCCATCCGTTACGGATTTTTGTTGGGTTATCTGTTGTTGCTTCATCAATGTGATATCTACGAGCCACGCATTCATCAGTTACATCGTCTAAAGTATATTCCTCATCAGCCCATTTTTTACACTCTAGATTTGCAATTTCAAGCAAAATTTCAATTAATCTATCACGAGAAACATCATTTCTGCTAATAATAAAACTACTACTAGAACTATTAGTCACAAAATCTCTGCGTACTTTCATACAGATCTTTCTCCTCTCTATTACACAACACTATCTGTCTTCTAATGGGGCATCCACCACGACATTCGCACTGTCTACCGCAACCCTTGCAAGAATGTCTGAAATGATCACGAAAATCTTCAAATTGCTTACTATCCCAAGCATTCTGTACAGTGTCATTTGAAATATCATATGCCCATCTCATATCTTGATTGTCAAAACTGCAAGGCAGCATCTTCATATCAGAAGTAATATAAGCAGACCATCTGCCACCCTCACAAGTGTCGAAACTATCTTCGTTGATATTAGATGTCATATTGATGAGTGCAGGAACCGTGCAAGAGTCAAATCCAATCTTAAAATCAAACTGGTGCGTATCAATAATATGAAAGAACTCCTTTACTCTCTCATCTTCAATGTTCAGAACATTACTCTCCTGACCCAGTCCAACGGGCTTATGAAGCAGAAAGATAATTGCGTTAACACCCTTGGGAAAGTCATTATTCTTGAGCCTCTCAATTGCCTCGTCAATAGAGTTATTTCCCAATACATAATGAATATTAGTCTTTACTCCTGCATCTAAAAGCATCTGAATTGCCCTATAGGTATGCTCCTGGCGATACCAACTAATTGCCACTGCTCCACAAAGTTCCTTGCAGAGAGCCACAATCTCATCAGTAAATCCAAGACCAGAAGATGTGAAGTTGGGTACGATTTTATTGGCTCTGCAATATCTTAGAATCTTTTCAAAATCTTCGTGCTGGTCCACATCTCCACGTCCACCAAGAGCAAACTGAAATGTTTTACCTTTACACTCATCAACAATTCTTTTGAAATTATCGAATGACATATTGGGAAACTTAGTCTTTAGTCCATTCTGATAACACTGAACGCCTGACTTAATACACAGGCCACTAGCGCCGTGAACACAATGTCCCATTACGCCGATATCTAACAATTCAGGGAAAGAAGTCATAAATGGATCTACTCCTGTATCCTTGCCGTCCTCAATAACTCCACTACGCACATAAAATCCTGTGTCGGGATTAAACATAGATACGAACTTATTCTTCTTGTCAATTTTTCTAATCATCTTTCGTTTCTCCTAATCATTTTGTCGTGCCATTATTATAATACAAATTCCTTAATTTGTCAAGGTGGTTTGGGACTTATTTACAATTTATTTACAATTACTGAATATATCCGTGCTTGAATTTCGCTTTTGCTGCGTCGCTCCAAAGTCCCCACGCGCCCTGGAACGAGAAAATATACCCTATACCAGTATCTGAACTAACCGCTCCAGATGAACGGCTCTTCTCAATAAACACCGCTCTATACACCATATCGTCCTTTGGCTGCCATCCAACATTCTCCCATTGATTAGTATTCTTGTTTAATACCGTCTTGAAGGGATTGCAATAATACTTGCTCGAAGGATCGAACTCCTCTTGATACATTGAACGACACAGAATCATCAAGTCGCATACCTCTTTAATCTGCTTACTCATTGATAATACTGAACTATCAAGGAATAACTTGCCAAGCGTATTAATCGCAAGCTGAAGTGTACAAATTACTTGAGTTCCTGGATACTTACGAGAAAGTGTCTCAAATCTGCGGCTATCCTGAATAAGAGAAAGCCAGCTATTGTCATTGTTAGTTGAGAGGTCAATCTTAAATGTGTCATACACGCAAGTGTTTACACCTCTATTAAGAATATACAGACGCATCTTCTTAATTGCCAAGCTTACATCACTATCTGGAATGCTAATAAAATAAAGTTGCCCCTTATATCTGTCTCTCCAATACTCCTGGGCCTTTGTGATGTATTCCCTGTCTTCCTTACTGATGTTTCCGTTTATCAGTTTAGTCTTTGTTAAGTTATAATAGTTGAAATGCTTAGTCAATATCAACAAAAGGAAGCCTATCTTAAACGCCTTAGATCTCTGCTCGTTGGAAATTATCATACATTTGCGACCCTCGTGCATCATCGACATAAGAATGCTAAGAACCATCGTCGTCTTACCTACGTTGGAATATCCACCGATGATAGTCATACCATCTGGAATGCCGTTGACCTGTTTCGAGAAATATCTTAAAGCTTCTACTGGATTCCCCATACAATCATCATCGAAGTATTCAAATGGAGTTCCAGCCTCCTCTCCTCTTTCAAGAGATTCAATAAATTCATCCGTGATATCTAATTCTTCTTCTTCAAGAACCTTACTTGAATACCCCGTGCCAAAACTTTCAAGTTTCGATGTGTACCAGTCGGTAACCTGTTCACTCGACATTCTAGTAAAAAGTCTCAATGGGTTAATTGTTTTACCCTCATATTGGATAGGTTCAAGTAGATTAAAACCAAACTTGTGCATATCAATAATCATATTTGATTTCAGAAGATTGTCAAGGTAGCTCTCGTAGTTCTGATTATTCACGCAATCCGCCATATTCTTAATTGCCTTGAAACCACCGCTCTCTTCAAGCTTCTCTCTCACATCTTCTGATACATATGTTAAAACGGACACCTCGTCAAACACCGTACACTTTTTATCTCTAAGTGTCTTCAAGATGCCGTAAATTAATCTCGCATCCTTTGTTAAAAATTTGGAGCTATCGATATTTGTGTCCTCTACCAGCAACATATCATTAACCATACTGCCAATCACGTTCGCCTCGATATTGACACGCCCCTCAAGTAATTCCTTGGGAATTTTCTCGGTAACTCCACTTATATATAAATTATTCATTAACAATCCTCCTCAAAATCCAAAAGAGCTTGTCTAGCTTTTGGCTTGTATTTTGTTTCATAGTGCTCTTCTACTACAACCTTAGGAGGAGCAACTTCTATTGTCTTCGGCTTAAACGCCTTAATTTTATTCCTAATAATCGCCGACAAATAGCGTATACGCGCGTACTCGGAAGACCCCAACCTAGCAATCGCCGAAGTTAAGTAATCCTTATTTTCTGCTAAGTACTTAGCGATTTTTGCGTTATCTGCGACCTTATTCCAGACCTGCCATTCCTTGAACAACGCAGTGCTAATTATCTCCTTCTCGCCCATAATATCGCATATCAAACGATACACTTTATCCTTGTCTTCCTGGGCCTTTTTCTTACGCTCTTCTTCTGCCTCAAACTCAGAGGCTGAGCAAAAGTATTTGTTCTTATTATTCTTATCTGTGACTTTATATGCCGTCTTCGTGTCAAGCTCTGTGCCACAGATTTTGCATTTGCATCTTGCCATCTCAATCCCTCCTCAAACACGCTTATTAATCTGCCAATCCTTATATCCCATATCCTTATATGCCGCTCTTTTAGCTATCTCTGCCTTCGTGGCGTCCCAATGCTCATCACGAATATGATAACGAATGTCTGTAAACACCATGCCCATCTCTTCAAGCGTTTGTTTCACTCGTGAGGCCAAATGTCTGCCACTCATTTCTACGCCTTTAGCACCGATATGATACGAAGATTTAGGAACCGTAAATAGCAAAATAACACCCTCATCCACATCATCAAATTTATCAATTACAACGCCCATCTCCGCATAAGTAACGAGCATTGCTTTACCCATCATACCATTGTTCATCTCAAGTCTCTCCTTATGTCAAAAATAAGGAGTAGTGGCCCTGCCACCACTCCTATATATCAATTATCAAACCTCGTCATTCAGTCCAAGAATTTCCTCGATGGCGTTGACATCACTAGTCTTCATCTCTGCAGAAAGCTTGTTGTTGTAATCTACAAGGTGCTTCTTAACCTTTGCCTTAGTAGTCGCGTCGCTCGCCTTGAATGCACTTCTAATTGCATTCAATCTATCATCATCAAGAGTGATAACCACATCCTCGTCAGCAGTTTCTTCTTCCTCATTGAAGATGTCTTCATCATCAAGGTCAAAAGGCACATCGTCATCTGCTGCACCGTCTTCGCCCTTAGCAAGTGTTTCTTTAAGGGCTGCAAGAAGCTCCATATCTTCCTCATCGAGGCCTTCCTCGACTACGGGTTCTGCCTTCTTAGTGGTCTTCTTAGTCGTAGTCTTCTTGGTATCAGAAGTGGCACCGCCGTTCTTTCTTTCGGCTTCAATAGCATCCTTAATTGCCTGGATAAACTCATCGGGATCAAGATTAATTTCATCGGTAATATACTTGAATCTACTCTTTGCATCTGCAACGAGTGCATCATCTCTGAACTTAATCTTACGAGTCTCGTCAATTACTGCCTTACGTTCCTTTTTCTTCTTGGTCATAGGATTAGCATCTCCTACTTCCTGCTTCTCGATGTTTCTATCAAAATATCCGAATCCAATTACATGGCTGGAGTTCTTGATGCTATTAAAATACTTCATAGGCATATTAGCAGTAAGAGAAGTATAATTGGCACCAGTAAACAGGTCAGACTGATCCTTCTCCTTAACGTGAGATGTCCAATAAGTCTTTACACCAACCTTCTCAAGTCTCGTAATTTCCTTCTTAACAGTATCAATAACACGGTCCATACCTTTTCCGAAGCCGCCCTCAACACTATTGATGCTGGTAGCCTTTGTGAAATCTTTCTTACTAATATTCTCTCTATTCCATGCGTCGATGGTATATGCCTCTGCAATCTCAAATGCGGCATCAAGAGTATCGAGAACCACAACCTTGAGGTCTGGATAGTCCGAATCCTTATTTTTTACAATATCATCGACAACTTCCTTCATCTTCTTCCAAGTAGGAACGGGCTCTGCTACTACACCCTCGATTGCAGATACACCGTCCTCAGTACCCATATCTAACACGATATAGCCATCAGATCCAAACTCCTTCTCGCAAATCTGATACATCAGAGTTGTCTTACCAAACCCACTTGGGGCCATAATACCCACCATATAATCATTGATATTGGTACTTACACTAACTTTCTTTCCAAACTTACCCATAATATTTATCTCCTTTTAATCATTTTGAATTGTTATCAAATGTCATCATCAGAATCTTCATCGAAGATATCTACGGTCTCACTCTCTTCATCACTTACCACGGGTAGTCTCTTAAGGTCTTCTTCAGTATAGACCGTGGCCTCGCTGCCCTTAGCACTGTTTCTCGCAAGAGACTGAATTCTGTACTCCGTAATTCTATCTCCATACATACTACCGCCGAGTGCCTTAATGGCGTCTTCGAGTTCAATAAGACCCATATCAATGTTGTCTCTGGTGTCTTCATCAAGATCGTCGTATGTAATAGCCTGCTCTTCGGCACCATCAATCATCTGGCATACAAATCCACACTTTCTAACGGTCGCCTCATCATCAAATGCCGTCAACTTCTTCTTGAACGCCAGGGCCTTCTTCTCTGCCTTCTCATCGCCATTACCATTAATAACAAGAGTCATAGGTACAAATCTGTTTTCCTTGATAGAACTAAAGTAATAATCGGTATAACAGTTGAAAAGCATCTTCTTATTCTCATCATAAGATTCGTCATCAATTGCGTCCTCGGTATAGAAGGTATTAATGGTCATTTCTGCCTTATAGGGTGTATCATCCGCCACCTTGTACATCTTATCTACGGAAAGTGTTCTGTAGTACTGATCCTTGCTTTCGCTATACTGGAAGTCTACCGTACCAAGAATTCTAAACTTAGCATCTGTGTACTTGTCACTATCGATTACCTTCTTCACAAGCGCTGCGAATTCAGTTTTCTCAAGAAACTGGTGATTCTTCTTCTTTGCATCATCTTCCTTACCTTCGTCCTCAAGAGCCTTTCTTTCGTCAAAAGTCAGAAGATTGCAAGTGTAAATTTTAAATCCCGCCACCTTCTCAATAATTTCAGGATTCTTTCTGTCTTCCCATTTTACTTCAAGCTTCTCAGGCTTCTTGCCTGTTTCTGCTCTAGAGAAAGTCAGAATCTTATTCTTCTTGTCGTCCTTCCACTTACCGCCTCCGATTTCAAGCATAAAACGGTTGTTACCCGAAATTGCGTTAAAACGATATCTTGTGTTCTGCCATCCGCTATCAAAATCACGGACTTCAAACGCCTTAAATGTGTCGCCGTCCTTTACGGCCTTGAGTGTTGCAATAATTTCAAAATTTGCCATGTCTTTTAATCCTTTCTAATTTTAATCATTTTTTACTTGCTATTAGCCCTACTAGTAAGCAGCGCCAACTTAACTTCGTCTGGTAGACTAGAGTTCTGTAACTCTTCATAAAAAATCTCAAGAGTACGGATTGTAATCTTGCAAGTTGCACGAATTTCATCTTCGAGCTCTGCCATATCTTCTGTGTCTAAATTAAAACCAAACATAATTTTTCTCCTTTTAATTAATCATTTTGTATTGTTAATTATAAAATCTTTCATCGAGCATTGTATCTCCATATAAGTAAACATCATCCTTATGCTCACCTATAAATAAATGTTTCGTACCATCCCTACACTTGGGACAAAAAATCGGTTTTGTATATAAATCGTCGTCTGAGATCGACGCATCTTTGCTTTTAACTTGATGTAAATTGCCGCATCTAGTGCATTGCACCCAAACCTTATCCCCCATAAATTAGCCCTCCTTTCGCAATAATCATTTTGTTTTCTGATTTCACACATATTATAGCATAAAGAGAGCTTTTTGTCAATACCCTTTTACCATTCTTTACATTTTATTTACAATTACCTCAATTCCTAATAAATCATCTCCCACCACAAACATATTCCCACTAGTGCAGAACTCGACTACCTTCTGCTTGTATACGAACAATTCAGTTCCCTTCACTACAATTCCAATCTTCTCGTCATCGTTTACCACCTGAAGCTCATCACACCCATATTGTTGCTCCCCAAACAGTAAATGCTTTAATGTCACCTTTCCACGTAGTCCTTGTAACTGATCCCATTCGTCATATTTTCTCATCTGTATTTCCCTTTCGTCGATTAATAAATATTCTCATGTAACATTATACACGAATGTTTGTTCGTTTTCAACCCACAGATTATGGTAAATTTAGGCAGTATTCGCCAAAATTATCAATATAAGTGGGATTACTACTAAAATACCCAATACAATTGCCCAGCTATGTCTTTCCCATTTCATTCATGTTCTCCTTAAACACAAGTCAAAATAACGTCCCTACAAGGAATATCCCATCTGTGCTTGTTTATCCAATCAATAATCCCCTGTAAATCAACTTCATCATTGTTGGTATAAATAATCAAATAATCATAATGTTTATCTTCAATAACAACCATTTTGAGAGTGTCCGAAATACATTCTAAAAAATCTTCCAAAGAATATTCTCTGCTATCCAAACCGATGCTATTAAAAATAACGGGATGATCATAATACATAAAACAGAGGCTGTTAGATTTGTCCATAAGAAAATCAACCACTCTACTTTTCCCATAATCACCTTTTAAAATCAACATTCTTTCTTTCTCCTTAATCATTTTGTATCGTTTTGTGTAGAAGAGGAAATTAATCCTCTTTAAAATATTGCTCATATTTCTGAACTAATACCTGGCTTTGAAACGCAGTTAAAATGTCATACCTTCTCGCCAAGTCGCAAGCATGTTCTGTTTTCACATACTCTCTAAATGTCATACCCGTTTCTTTCATACCTTGTTGAAGATGCCATAATAGCCCGCTTGATTGTAACCCCGTCGGCGATATCTTAACGTCAAGATCCTTTGAGATAAGTGCAAGTCTTCTCAACAGGAATCTGTATCTGCGCTCCATGTCACCCTCGCTATTCCAATCTGAATTACTCGACAAGGCGTTTGCTCTTACCTTGTAGATGCCGTGAGAAACTACCTTTGCTACTCTTGCGGTCGAACCAAATGACATAAGTTCATCCTCTTCGCAGGCACTTTTTAGCAACTCATAAGTCTCTTTATCTATAGGAATGCTCTTGCCTGTCTTGAAGTACACAACATAGTCGCTTGTGTCCACCTGTGAGATTTGGAAGAATGACAATTCTCTAAGCCACAATGATCCGAAACCTAAGAATAATGCTTCTATTATTGCCTTATCCGTGTAGTTTAACAAGTTCGCCTTAATATCATCTACATCTTCTCGGCTCAACACCATACTTTTCTGTTTCTCTGTGTCAACAACCGTTTCAAGCATATCCTTTGTAATTTTTTCATATGCGCTGTCGATGGCTCTACCACTCTTGTGACAGAACCATCTTGACGCATTCTTCAGTAATAAATTAGTGTTCTGCAACGATACTACCGAAACTGCGTGAGCACTTTCGTACATTTCTAAGGCTTCGTTCGTGGTAAATTCATAAAACGGCTTCCCGAACCTCTTTTCGAACCCAACTGCCCTATTAAGCACTGCCCTTGTTGTCGTTTCTATTATTACTTTACTACGTTTGTACTCGGTTAAAAAGGCTTCAATGTCCTTTTCACTAGTATACACATATATCGACTCCTTATTTTTTTATTTTGCTTTGCCATTATAACATAACAAAATGATTATTGCAATCATTTTGTGGTATGGAAATATTAAAAGAGATTGCCATCCAACACGTTAGTTGCATTTTCCTTTTCCTTCTCTAATACTCCAACGTATCGAGTTGTGGTTTGAATATTCTCATGTCCTACCATTTCTTTAATAACCTGAATCGATACTCCTTGTGTGCTCATTAGAGTGCACGCAGTTGCTCTCAATTTATGAGGAGTGATGTGTTTTCCTTTAATGGTTTTGGTATATTTTTCTACCAATTGTCCGATTGTATGGGTAGAAATTCTTTCTTTAAGTTGACTTACAAACAAGGCATTCGTTTCTGCATCTGAAAAATACAATTCTCTATCTTTTAGCCAAGATAGCAGCAATCCTCTCATATTTGTCCCAAACTGCACGTTCCTTGCTTTATTTCCTTTTTCTACAACTTTAATAGTATTGTTGGCAAAATCTATATCCTCTATGTTTATCTGAGTAAGGGCACTATTTCTTAACCCCGTTGAAATAAATAAGGAAATAAGGGCCAAGTCTCTATTCAATAATTTTGTTCCAGCTTGCTCTTTAATGTTTTTAAATACTTCTTGTATCTCTTCTTGCGTCAAATAGGTTACTTTGTGTTCAGTTCTGATTTTTGGTCTCTTTGTTTTAGTCATAGGATTTTCTTTAATATAATCATTATTTATAAGAAATATAAAAAATGTATTAAGAGCAGACCATCTGGTTGCTTGAATATCATCTCCTGTTCTGACGGTCTGGCCGTCTACATTTCTGGTTTGCAGCGACACTAAATACTGCTTGATCGTTGGAGTTGTTACCTTTTTATAAAAATCCTCTTTTAAGCCGTCGTCAGATATATAATTCATAAATGATGCAACGTAATTAATATAAGTGTCTATTGTATTAAATGATTTTCTGTCACCTCTCATGTCATTATAAAACTCCGTAAACACCTGAGGTAAATCGACCAGCTTATTTTCTATTTTTGTTCTCAGTCTGTCTTCTTTTTCTAATCTTCCGCTTGATGCCATAATATATCCATCTCCTTAATCTCTATATATATCAACTAAATATTTTAAATAAAAGAAAGTTGCAATAATCCATATTCCAACTGCCGCCCGAAATATTGTGCCTACAAGAATTGATGTTATATACAACACTGTACCAGGAACAATATCTGCACGTCTTGTCGGAGGCGTATTTGCGTAATTATCCATTGCAATCCTCCATGTTGGCTTGTCTTCGTAAAAAACAGGTTCGATGATTTTTTCTATTACATCTTCTGGTTTATCAAATACCGCTATACCACAAAATCCCGTTCCAGGGGGTATAACGCCGCTAAATTTGAGATACCCACTTTCAAGTCCGCCAATAAATTTTGCGATGCCATCGCACCTCTCTATTTCTCGCCGACTTGTATATGTTCCTCCTGGTCTAATTTTAACAACGGTTCCAACGCCATATCTTTTACCATAAAAATCAAAATAATTTCGCGTATGATTATAAGACATTTAACCGCCTCCTTACGCAAACGCTAACGCCTTATTCTGCTTTTTCTTCTGTTTTAAAAGCTCCCTTTGTTTCCACCATTCATGGTCTTCTATCTTGTCTAAATGGTGGCATTCTTTTTTAAGACATTCTTTTTTCTTAACTTGTTTTACGGTCATATAACAACCCTTTCTTTTACAATAGGCACAAACATTAGAGCTCTCGCCTCCATAAAGTATTTTCTTTGCTTCTTCCATATCTCTTTCCCTCATATTATATCACATTTTATTGTTAATTTTGCGCATTGCTGATGGATTCTAACGCGCTGTCTATATTATCAGCTGCTTCATCGAGAGAGTTAATCGCATCACTCATATTATTAATCGCCTCTTCCATTGCAGCATATCTATCCGTTCCCGCAAATCTCTCCATATTATCTAAAGAGCTTTCTTCGTCGCTAAGCACATACTCTAAATCACATTTAAGATCATTGATGGATTCTTTAATAATTGATAGTCTTTCCTCGATTTTAAACAATTCTTTTCTTTTTGTCTTGTTCATTTTAACCTCTTTTCTTCATGCTTGTATTATAGCATAATTTTGCCATTTTGTCAATCATTTTGTGGTGTATTAATAAACTATTTACAATTAGCTTACTTTCATTCTCTTAGCCATCGCCTGTCTGTAAGGCTCGAATGCTTCTTGCTCATCATAATTCATCTTATTCAGAATCTCCATCCTTTCTGCCTCACTAATGATTCTTGTAATTTTAATACGATCTGCAATAACCCATAATCTATTACCAGACTCCTTAAAATTATAGAAGCCACCATCAGGCAATCTATCTGTAAAGCACTTCTTCGGTAGCTGCTCAACCATAGATGTATAATCTACGTCTGCCACATACTCTACCTCGCACCACACTCTTCTAAATCTCTTGCCTCGCTGAGATTTATATGTTCCATCTGCTCCCATAAGCCAAGGCGCACTAGGCATCATAGTTCCCAGGTGCCAGCCTGGTCTGTGGGCGAACCCAGGATGATGTTCTACAATCTCTGCCATAACCCATTCATCCATAACGGTTTCTTCATTCTTACCAATAAAGAGAGGAAAGAGTTTGCCATCGTCCCTCATTTCAAATAGCTTGTATCCTTTTTCAATTTTCATAATTAATCCTCCTCACCCAAACACAATCTCATCAAGTCGTCATCTCCTTAATTTCGCCAACAGCCTTTAGGAACGCCTCTCTTTCATCTAACCCTTGACGTACCCAAAACCTCATATTATCCCTCATTGCCTCTTCTAATACCAACATTGTTTCTTTATCATTTAACACTTAAATCCATCCTTTCATTTCAAAATCATTATTTTATGTTCTTATCCAACATAATAAATGCCACACATTTCACAACATTTAATAATGTCAACGCTTTTATTATCCGCTTCATCATCTGTAATTAAAGGCTTTCTATACGGCTCTGCTTCAATGGGAATTGCACCACCCAAATCTTCTCTATAATCTCTTGCATACCATTCACCATCTATGCAATCAAGTTCTACCTCACCTTTTACATATGCTCTTGCTCTTTCAATCATAGCAATCAACTTTATTTCGTTATCATTAAACATATTTAAATCCTCCGTGTTAAAATTAATCATTTACGTTACAACGATTCCATATCGTGCCTATAATTATCATACGGCTTCGGCATATCCGCATAAGCAAGAACAATGGTATATTTTCCATCAAACCACCATCTATCCGTCTGCCATCTTCTAACTGTGACTTTGGGATTGCTTGAACCATCAATATATGTTACCAAGTATTCTCCATCTTCTTTTGGATTGCCATTTTTAATTACACTAATCCAGTTAATTTCCATAATAACCTCCGTTAAAATCACTTTTTATGTGTTTATAAATTCCACGCACGGAACTCATTCATCTGCTCTTCTATATCCATTGAGAGATTATAGATTTCCATTACAGAACACATGTTGTTTCCATTGTAATAAGCCACTCTTTCTTGAACAGACTCTCCTTTATCTACATATACAGGAAAGTCGTCATAATCCCAATGGTCGCACACAATAATTACATGGGTGGCGCCAGTTTTAATTCCTCGGTTTACCCAAGCTCTAATCTGATCTTCATTTGCTGCCATATCTAACTCCTTATCAAATCACTCTTTTATGCGCTTAATATCTAATTGATATGGGAATTTCCAAAAACTTCTTAAACTCCTGAACGAGATACATAGACAATCTATCGTCCTTGTCAAAATCTTCTTCGGGGATATAACCATCATTGTATTCATCGCCCCAATAAAAATAACTTCGCATCAAATCGTCCAAATCATCTTCTTTGTTTGGCTCTAAATCGTAGTGGTATTCAGCCTTATCCATAAGGTCATTATACAAGCATTTTCTCAACTTGATTTCTTCTTCTTTTGTTAATTTAATCTCCATCATTTGCTTTCCTCCGTTATAAAATCACTTACTCTGTCAAAAAACTTTTTCCAATCGTCCTTATAAAAGCGGTCGTTTGTATCTATCGTGTTATAAATTGCATTGTCGCCTTTAACTTCTTTAATGCACACATGATGTACAACACAGCCTATTACAATAATCCATTCCCCATTTGCCTCATCTTTAATAATTCTTGTGGTTCTTGTTTTGCAATCGTACTCATATATCTCATCTGGACGATATTTACAATAAGCGGTTATAAATCTTTTACAATCTTTTCTTCTGCCTCTAAACAATTCTTTATATTTGTTGCCCCACTTACTTCTATCAACGGCAACAACACAATATTCTCTGTAATTTTCCATAGCAACCTTCCATCAAATCACTCTTTTATTGCCTCTCTCAATGCCTTAATAGCAAGAGAACAGGCGTGGTATTTTTTTATTTCTTCATCGTCAAACAGATTATATCCTGCTCTAATGTCCGACAATTCGTGAATTGCGTTCCAGACTTCTTCTTTACTCCAATCGCACTTGACTATCGAAACACCAAACTCGTCTTTTGCAATCTGCTTTAATTTTTCAAATCTATCATCTGACATACTTTGCACCATCTAAAATCACTCTTTTATTGTGCGAATTTCTAAATCCGTACCATCATAATTTCCGCTAATGCCATCATAAAAATATTCTTCGTGTCCTATGGATTTTATTGCTTTATCAAACATTTTGTAAAAATCCTCAATAAGATAATAGTGTGTAAACCCAACTCTTATATTGCAAAGTAGCTTTTCCAAATAACTACGAGCATGCATTTTACAATAGTCTTCATCTTCACATTCAAATACCTTAATGAATCTGTACTCATCGTCAAATGGATGTTGATTATTTTCCCTTGTATATATCTTAAACTTTCTGTCTGACAAATTGATGTCTATATCCTCGCAAACGGTTGAATATGAATACTTATAGCCATCAATACCATAATCTCTGTCTGTGTTAAAGTTAGCTTTAATTATTATCTTCATATAGTTTTTCCTCTTAAAATCGTCATTTTATCTTACTTAAATATATCCGTTTGCTTTCATATACTCATCAAAAGTTGTTCTGCTTTGCATAAATTTTTCCTCTTGTGTTTTGTCTAAACATTTTACTGTATATCCCTTGTCGGTATAAATTTTAATACTACAAAACAATAAGTTTTTGTCTGTATTAAATAATTGCTCATATCCATTTTTGGTTTTTTCATAACCACCATACCAACCATTTTTGCGTTCAAGTACAACTAATTCTTTCATATTTAAACCCTCACTACTTTTATCGGTTTAGGTCTTGCCATTCCATATTTCCAGCAATAACCTTGTGCTTCGTGATATTCTACCACATCATCACCTTTAATTATTTTGTATGTAGTTTCTCTTTTGTTTGTAATCTGTTCGCTTATATCTTTTTTTTGTTGCAAACTCGCCTTTATAAATCCATTTACCAAAATCCCACGGATACCAAATATAAAGTTTATACATCTTATCACCTCATAAAATTATCCTTTTATTATTTAACTTCTTTTACATTTGAAATATAGGAAATATCATTGCCATCTATAACCGCATCAAATTCTATTTTTGTTCCGTCTACAAACCCCAGGCATTTTTCCAGTGCTTTTGTTAAGGCCTTATTTATCTTTTCAATTACAACATTTCCGTTGTAATCTTTGATATTAACAAGTTCTACACCTTTTTTGTAAAACATTCTGCCATAACCCTTAACATAGCATTGTCTGTTATAAGTGGCATATAATTTGATTTTATTCATATCTAAATCCGCTTCATGAAATTACATTTTTATAATCATTTTGTTTTGTTTAATGTTCGTCAAAGTAAACTGCCTTAACCTTCTTGTTCCAACATACCCCACAAGCAGAACAATTCGTTTCCCTGCCAGGACAATGGAACGCATTCTTAGGAATTTCAGGCGTAAATCTTTCTTCCTTAAACTTCACATAAGCAACAGGAAGCCCATGGGGATTCGGCACGTCCCAAAGCACATCCCAAGCAGAGAAGAAGATATTATAATTATCGGGGAGTTTTCCGCCGTCGTCAAGATACTTATTTACCAGATCGTACTTCTTGGTATAAGCCATAAACTTTACATTAGGGAACTGCTTTGCCAACTCTACGCTTCTCTCAAGAAACTCTCCATCAGGAAAATCCCCAGAATCAAAGAATCTTACCATAGGAAGACCGCTGAACTTAATCTTATAATGCAGCTGCTCAAAGAAATCATCTGCGCTGTTATTATACAGTCTCAGATTTCTATAATAAGCTCCCTGAACATTTGCAAAGCTCTGACATCCATGTTGTGCATAACACTTCTTGAAGCACGGTGCATCAGGATTGCAAACGGTTACAGGAAACGGCACAGAAATGCATGCCTTTCCAAGCTTTCTGTTATTGTTGTTTGCGCAGATTTCATTACTGCGCAATGCATACTCCTCTATTCTTAATATCTTTTCTTCTTGTGTAAATGTGTAGTTAGCTTTCTTTCCCATTTTACATTTCTCCTTTATTGTATCATATTTTAATCATTTTGTACTGTTTAATTGAAAACAATTTCTGTTGTATAATCCTCATCGTCTTTATCGTCCCACACCAGTGCTCTCAGTTCATCACCCACGGGTTTCTCCATTAGCACGGTTGGTCTGCTTGAATTCTCACCCTTATCATTATCAGCAACAAATTCTACGCATATTCCAGGATAATCTATATCTCCACAAATTGTGGCATACAAATACCCACCCTCTACTTTTACTTTTAAAGTTTCTTCTGGTTTACTATACATTTTATTTGTCCTCCTTTATATTAAATGCGCTACCACGATCCTCATGACCGCAATCGGTGCAGGTCCAAAAGTCCATATCATCGGGGAAGTGGGTTACTTCAACACAGTCGTCAATAACTTCTATAAAATCTCCGTGCTCATTGACTATCCAATCCTGCGTAACGTGTGCCGTCACGAAAAACTTTTTGCAACCACATTTGGGACATCTTTTCATATTAATTACCTTCCTTATTAAAATATTTCATATGGTCTTCGAACATACCATAGTCATCACCAAAACCGCCAATACAAATGTTTCCATTATCATCTACCATATCTTCGGTGAAATTTGTTTCATACTCTGCGTTATACTCTTCGATAGTATCGAACTCCCATATCCAATGTTCCTCATAATCAACACATTCATTGATTACTGTCTCTTCCTTGGCGAATAACATATGTTCCTGGAAGGCACATCCAGGCTCCGAAGAATACACCTCAATCACAAGCTCAAGCCTTTCTGCTTCACTCTCAAGAGACGGGCTGTCTCCTCTATATTCTCTCATCATGGCTGAAAGTACGGACCAAGCGCAATCGCCATAGCCTTCCACGCTTACGATCTCGTCTTCATTTTTATTATCAATGTCTTCTGTATCGCAATGAAACTCATATATACGACCGAGCCCGTTATTTTTAAACTCGTCTTTCCACTGAAGCATTCGGATTAACTCCTTAATACTCTTTGCTTTTCCTGTAATTTTCATATCAAATAAACAATTGTTAGCCATAATTTTATCTCCTTCTGCCCAGGTTTAACCGCCTGGGCTCGGTTTATTTTTTTTATTTATGCGACATCTACACGGATGTTGTCGCTATTTCTTTCTACTACATCAATCAAGAAACTTGTTCTTTCTTTAACCTGCATATGCTCCCAACAATAATCGAGTATTGTTTCAAAAATCTCAATACCAGACGTCTTGCCGAGATTAGTAATGTCTGTAATCTTATGGTGCTGGCAAAACCGAATTACATCACCAAGTGTATCAAGTCTTGCTCTCTTCAGAGCGTTGGTCGATCTGCCAGACATTTCAAAGTCCATAACAGATACTCCGAAGATTGATTCATTATAAGGAATGCAAACTGTTCTCTTATTATATACCTGCTTGAGCGCCTGAGAGAGCTTTGCGCCCTCTGCCATCTTATCAACGATAAAATCCATTACATAAATATTTCTCTGTGTCATAATACGATTCTCCTTTAAAATCATTTTGTATTGTTTAATTAGTTTTACATCAAATCTACAATTATGGCTGAGTAATGATAAGTCTTTCCCTCATATTCATCCTCGAACTCTTCATACTCAATATTTGTAACCTTCTTTGCCAGGTCTCTGGTCGGCACGAATGTTTCTCTTACAGATGGAATACATCCGCCGTCATTGGTACTGATTGCATAATCTCTGTCTTCTTCCATTCTCAGAACATATATCAGTTCGTTGAGCGACTTAGGATTGCTACGTGCAATCATAGGATGCTTCGCAAACATTGCGTCAAGTTTTGCCTGAAATTCTGCATTAGTCATTGTTTTTATTCTCCTTAATATATTCATTGATTACATATCCCATGGTGCCCCAATAATGATCCCAATATCCATCATTGTGTTCAAGTGCGTCTTCAAATCTTTCGGCGATAAGCTCAAGATCTACATCATCAAGATCCTCATCTTCTTCAAGCTGAGACGCCACATCTTCTTTCAGATATTCCATATTCTTTGCTTCGTATGCCTTGCGAAGTTCTTCTTGGGTTAATTCAAACTCTTTTCCATCTCTAACAATTTTCATAATTACTCCTCCAATTCTCCGACAATCTCAATGTGTCGGCCACCTTTGCTTTCCGCCATAGTTACATACTGTTCAAGTAACCAGTTCATTTTGTCTTTCATAAGAAAATATGCTTCCTGCTCTTTCTTTGCGCTTCTACGACTACAAGGCACAAGCATACAAGCCAATGTGTTGTAATACTGAAAATATTCGGGACTATAGAAAACGCTATAATGACCATCTCCTTTTGAACACGGCGTTACTCTTGCTTCGTAACCTCTGCCCTTGTTGTAGTGGATCTCAACTCTTAATAAGTTTGAATCTGAATAAATTCCTGTTGTTTTGTAGTAATGTATCATAGCTACCTCCAACCATAAATTTTAGCCACATCTTTATAAAGCGACTTTGTATAATAATTCAATTTCTTTGATGTAATTTCTTTGCCATCCCAGATATCATTAAGTAGATTCACAATATTTCTATCCTCACGAATTACTCTGTACAGGTAATGATTTGTACCGTCATGATGTACTTCCGTTCCTTTGATGTTATAACCATCGCCATAGAATTCAGCATATTCATAAGTGAATCCAAGGATATCCTTAATATTGCCGCTCTCTACAATCTTATAAGCAGACTTTCTGCCATTCCACAGACCAAGGTCTGCGATAACAAGAATTCTACCTTCGACAACCTTGT